CCCATCGTGCCTGCTCGCAACCCCTTCACGAGCACACTCACATGATCTGGTTCACACTCGCCCTCTTTGTCATCTCGTTCCTGATCGTTGCGCTTCTGACGCCGAAGCCGGAGATCGAGAACGCTCGGGCACAAACGCTCGATGATGTCAACTTCCCGAGGGCAACTGAAGATGCTCCGGTGCCACTGATCCTCGGCAAGATCCGTATGAAAGCGCCGAATGTGACTTGGTATGGAAACTTCCGCACCGAGCCAATCACGGAGAAGATCAAGACGGGTCTGTTCAGCTCGAAGCGAGTTGTTGTTGCTCATCGCTACTTCCTGACCATGGACCTCGCCCTTGCTATGGGGCCGGGTGTCGTCATGCGTGAAGTCTATGTGGACGACAAGATCGCCTGGACCGGCAACACTGGAGGCGGTGCTGCCTATGGTGTCAGCGGAATTGGCATCAGCTTCGGAGGCTACAAGGAAGGCGGGGCGATGAGCATGGGCGGGGTGTTCTACTCCGGCTCGTTTGACATCGGTGAACAACCTGTAGACTCGATCATCGAGGACCTCGTCGGCGCTGGCGGGGTTCCTGCCTACTTGGGCACTTCCCACATTTCTCTGGACGGTGAGCTTGGTGAGAGCGCTCAGCTTCGCAAGATGGCTTTCGTTCTGGAATGCTACACGAACTCTCTGGGCATCACTGGCGGCGGCAAGATCGGCGACGATATGAACCCGGCGGAAGCTCTCTACCAGATCATGACTGATCAGTGGCGTGGTCTTGGCATCAGCCCGTCTCTCATCGATACGACAACCCTTGCTGCAATCGGTGAAGTTCTCTATACTGAGGGCAACGGTGTCTCCGTTCAGGTCACTGCAGAAGCAACCGGCAAGAAAGTCGTGGAAGAAATTCTGCGTCAGATCGACGGTGTCGCATACCAAGACCCTGCAACTGGTCGCATCGTTTTCAAGCTGATCCGCGATGACTATGATCCTGATCTGCTCGACATCTATGATGAAAGCGATATCATCAAGATCGAGAACTTCTCCCGCTCCGGCTGGGACGAAGTCATGGCCCAAGTGAAGATCAGCTTCCCGCAGCGGGAAAGCGACAGCGATGCCGTAGCAATCTCCCAGGACATGGCGACGGCTGGCATGGTCGGCAGGCTCCGCAGCACCACCTTGTCCATGCCTTTCTGCTACGACAAGAACCTTGCCAATCAACTCGCTTCGCGTGAACGTGCTCAGCTCTCTGTGCCTCTGTTCCGCATGACGCTTCAAATGAACCGGAACGCCAACACCCTGCGACCCGGCTCAGTGTTCAAGGTCTCTTGGGCAGACTATGGCATCAGCGAACTGGTGATGCGTGTCCAAGAATTCGACTTCGGTTCGTTGCTCGATGGAAAGCTGGTCGTGCGGTGTCTCCAAGACAACTTCGCTCTTGACACTGTCGTGTTCCTGCCGCCTCCGGACACTGGTTGGGTCGCACCTGTTGTTGAACCCACTGAGATCCTCGTGTCCGAGATCCTGGAAATGCCGCGCTTCTTCATGAACCGTGTTCAGTTCCCGATTGAAGATCTCAAGGCTGGTGTGATCCCGCTCGCTGTGAAGCCGAGCAGCGCCTCGTCCAGCTATGATTTGCTGGCTGGTATAGCCTCAGGAAATCTGGACGTTCGTGAGCCTCAGCAAGTCGTTTACGCATCTACTGGCACTCTGCTCGCTGCATACGATCAGCTTTCAGGTTTTGCTGGTGGTTACGATACGACTGATGGCTTTACGCTTATCAACGTAACGAACGGCGATAACTTCGTTCCTGCTGCAAGCGAAGCAGAAGCACGTCAGGGTGAGATCGGCCTGCTCTACGGTAACGGTGAGTTCATGGCATTCCGTGGTGTCGTGGACAATGGAAATGGTTCCTGGACTTTCTCGAACATCTATCGTGGCCTGCTTGGCACCGCGCCCAAGACGCATCCTCTCGGCACGCGGTTCTACCAACTCACCGTCGACATGTATGGTGAAGGCACCCTCGATGATCTGACCGAGACCGGAACTCTCTACTACAAACTGCTCGATCGTGTCGGCCCTGAAAGTATCGACCCTGCTGATATCGCAGAAGCGAGCAAAGCCATGGTCCGATGGGCACGTCGTCCTCAACGAGTTCGCAACCTGCGTCTTGATGGCTCCAGGACTGCTGTTCTCGTTGACAGTGAAACTGGTGCTGTTGATCTCACTTGGGCTCGTTCGAACAGGGAAGCTTCTCTTATTGCACTTGAGTCGAGTGCAGACGAAACTCCGGACATCTCCGATGCACCGGCAGAAGTCTATGACGTTGAGATCTACAACAACGGCGCTCTCGTTCCTACGTTGAGCAGTGATGGCAACTCCGGAACTTCCAAAACGATTGACTTCAGTCTGGTTGCTCTGAACGGACCCGGTGAAGCTCGTGTCATTGCTCGCTGGGACTATGCTGGCACGGACTACGAGAACATCGACTATGCTTTCTTGCCGTTCACCTTCAGCCAAGTCGTTGACATTGCGTTCGCTGATCTGTGGGACACCTATGGTGAAATCGCTGCTGCTGACATCGTCGGTTCTTACGCTCTGCGTCGCCGTGTCTCCGACTACACCGGTCCGCTGATCCGTATTCGTGACAGCAACGACGACAGCGAGCAAGATGTCGGTCAGAACGAAGTCGGTAAACTGGCTCCGTTCACCGTGGTCGGCACACCATATGTCGTCAAGATCTACGATCAGTCTGGGAACAACCTGGACCTCACGGCTCCGACCAATGCAGAGCAGCCGCAGCTTGTCGCTCACCCGTTCCGTGCGACCGAATACACCATGCTCTGGGACGATGTCGATGATGGTCTCTATGGACCGACGTTCAACGCTGGCGCACCGAACGCACATGCGATCGGCCGTGGCTTCATGTGGGCGAACCAGTATCGCACGGCGAACCCGAGCGGAGCAAACGCTTATCTGTTCATCTACGATCACGACTCTGCAGAAGACCCGTCACTCGATCCGTTCCTCCACACTGGTCTGATCACGCTGACCACAGGTGGTTTCCGCTTGAAGTGGGACGAAGGGACGAACCTCGATACTGGCGTCGCAGTCTACCGTGGTCCTGTTCTGTTCGGCGCAGAAGACGGCACCGGCATCATTGCAGTTCGCAACGAAGAAAGTCAGAACGTCGGCGGAGCTTACACGTTCTACTCGACTGGAGACACTTCCACGCCTGACTGGAGTGGCACCGAACTCAAGCGCCTCGTCTTGGGCAACCGTGGCGACGGAGCTTCACCCAACGACAACATCATTCTCGAGGCAGGCGTCATCGACAACCTGATGCCTTCGCTTCTCCAGCGTCGTATCTTCATGAACTCCATGAGCAAGGAACTCATGGCTCGAGAAATCCTTTTGATCAACGATGCAAACGGGGTGAACGCGACTGAGTATGCCCAAGGGTCTCCGTATCCTGCCGCTGCTCTGAACCCCGATCGTGAAGTCACATACGCTGTCTACTGCTACGAGAACTCGCAGCTTGTTGACATCAGCTATCAAACGTGGGACGATGATACGTCGAACGAGATCGGCATCTATCTGAACGGTATTCGTCTCGGCTATGGTGCAGGCGGTGGAAACAACGCTTGGTCCGCAACTCATACGATCAATTCTGTCACTCTCCGCAAGGGCTGGAACGTAATCACGTTCCGTCAAGAGACGACTGTCACTTTCGTATGGGGCGTTCGCAATCTGGCTGTCACCTCTCTGGTCGATCCTGCCAAGGTTCTGTGGGCCAGCTTCGAAGGTGCCGATGCAGCGGTCGCCTACACCGAGCGCAGCTTCAATCGTCGTGCCTTTACGTTCGTCGGTAATGCTCAGCTTGACACGGCTCAATCGAAATTCGGCAACTCGTCGCTCCTGCTTGACGGAACTGGCGACTACGTTACTCTCCCTGATGATGCTGACTGGGAATTCGGTTCTGGTCGCTTCACACTTGAAGGTCATTTCCGCTGGAACTCGGTGGCCGCTGCAACGTGGCTCATCGCTCACTACAACACCACTGGAAACCAAAGGTCGTGGGGTCTCTACTGGGACGGCACTCAGCTTCGTCTCGTAGGCTCGGAGAATGGCAGCACGGTCGTCGAACTGGTCACTCCTTACACCTGGACACCGACTGTCAACACTTGGTATCACATCGCAGCTGACTTCGATGGAACCACCTATCGTCTCTACCTCGACGGCACTGTCGTCGCAACTGGAGTAACTCTGCGAACTCTGTTCAACAGCACTGATACTCTCCGCATCGGTGCTGCTGGTGGCTCGACGAACGTTATGAATGGCTGGATCGACGAAGTCAAGATCTACAAGGGTAAGGCGATGTATGCTGGCAACATGGTCGCGAACGGGAGTGAAGCATGACACCCGACGAACGTTTCCGAAACCGTCGCAGAATTGCGAACGTCAGCTTCACGCTCATGTCCGGGACGATTATCGTTCTGGTCCTTCTTGGGCTGTTCGTCGATGGTATGGCCCAAAAGCTGGAGGACATGCGGTGGCTCATCACGACTGCAACCGGTCTCTGGTCAGCACTCATTCTCGGCTACTATGTCGCCGCCAGCTACGAGCAAGGAAGGATGACAAATGACGAACGCTAGGGACGTCCAGGAGGGCCGTTTGGCGCTGGCCGGTGGTAGGGTAGCGGGCGGGGGCGGTATGCCCTGCCCTGCCGCGCCCTGTGGCGGCGCTGGCCGCACCATTACCCGCCGCCCCGGCACCAGCGCGTCCAGGGAGGTCTAGTATGCTCTTGTCAATAGCAATCAGGCTGTTCGGGGCACGCGCTGGGGTTGTGTTTGCCCGCGTCTTGCCGTATATCTTGGGGGCTCTCCTCGTGGTAGGAGCCTACTTGTATATTCGGTGGGATGCCTACAACGATGGCGTTGCTGACACCACCCTCAAATATGAAACCGCGATCCAAGAAGAGCGTGAGCGAATTCAGCAGGCGAACCAAGCCGCGCTAGATGCTGCGAACTCACGGATCGCTGAACTGCAACGGCTACTGAGCGCACGAAATGCGGAACTGTTGGAACTCCAACGTGAAGCGGCTCAAGACCCTGACGCTGATCGCCCTGCCATTGGTGCTGGGAGCGTGCAGCGGCTCAATCGGGTCCGTTGAACCGCCGAAACTAGCTCCTCCACCGGAGGCGCTGACCGAGCCTTGCGCTCGGCCTGTTCTGCTGCCTGAACGCGAACTGTCGCAGCGAGAGGTTGAACTTTTCTGGCTTCGTGACCGTGCAAATCTAATCGAGTGTGGGCAATACAAGGATCTCTTAGAGGAGTTCTACAGGACCCGCGACACTGGCATTGGCGGAGAGCAGAATGGCTGACCTGGAAGTTCTGGACGCTCGGCTCCGGGCGTTGGAAGAATGGAAAAACGAACAGACGACGAACTCTGCCGTTCGAGCAGAGAGGGATCGTCATATGGACAAACGGTTCGATGAATTGAAAGACAGCGTGAACGAGGTCAAGGGATATCTACTCCGTATCGTGTGGGTGATCGTGCTTGGCATCCTTGGCTCGCTTATCACGTTCATCGTGGGAGGAGGGCTAAACCTTGGACCCTAAGACAAATCGTCAACTCCAGTGGTGGCTGAGTTTGCCGACGCTGGTGCTTCTGTGACTCTTGGGCTTCATACCGATCATGTGGCCCATCATGTCACAATACGAAGGTGTCTGGTTCCCTGTCGTCGAGAATATGGAAATCGAGGAACTCGGCAAGGACGAGGACAATCTCGGTATCTACGTGACAGCGAGGTTCGACAAAATTCGAGCCTGTGAGTTCGAAGGCATCTCGTGGTATAACAACGTCGGCGTTCGATCGCCGATTATCTTTGAGGCCCAAGCAGACGGCGACCAAGGCGAAATCCCAAGGACGAGGCCTGCTCTCGTTGACCAACAGGCTGGACCATGGCATCTGATCGGTGTCGACCAACTGGAGGGGAGCATGGCTATCGTATCACATCGCTGTCATCCTCTCTGGATTACATACACACGCTTCTATCCTTAGGAGGCTGATATGCGTGAGAACCTACACCAGACCACTGACTGGATCCTTGTCCATGAAGGTGGCTACGTCAATCATCCGAAAGACCCCGGCGGCGCGACGAACATGGGCGTGATCCAACGCACCTATGACGGCTGGCGAATTCGGAACGGCAAGCCGACCCAGTCGGTCCGCAACATCACGAAGGCTGAAGTCATCGCGATCTACAAGGATCAATACTGGGACAAGGTGTGGGGCGATCGTCTCCCGGCTGGCCTCGACTACACGCTCTACGACTTCGCCATCAACTCCGGTCCCACGCGGGCGATCAAGTTCATCCAGCGTCTGGTCGGTGTGAAGGAAGACGGTGTCATGGGCAACGTGACCTTCGCTGCCATCGCAGCCAAGAACGACATCGAGCAACTGATCATCGACGTGAACTACGAGCGCTGGAACTGGATGAAGCGGCTTCGCACGTTCAGCACGTTCGGCAAAGGCTGGACCCGGCGCGTCATGGGTGAACAGGAAGGTGTTCAGGACCGCGACCACGGCGTCATCGACCGCAGCGTTCTTCTCCACAAGCAAGTCGGGTTCATTCCTGCGCCCAAGGAGATCGCCGATGGTTCGGGCCAGCGCACCGAGGACGAACCTCTCAAGCGCACGGTCGAAATCGCCGAGGGTGTCACGCTCGACAACGTGGCGAAAGTCGGCGCTGGTTCGCTTCCCGCATGGATGACCGCCGCTGCTGCTCTTCCCGAAGGGCCGCTTCAATGGGCGTTCGCTGCCGGGGCCGTCATGGTGTTCGGCGTGGTGGCCTTCTGGCTGTTTCGCAAGCTCAAGTGAGGCCCAAGTATGGTCAGGTATGGTCACGGACAAACTCGTAAAGCCTTGTCAGGGCTGCACAAAACTTCTGTGACCATACCTGCCACACATGCCGGGGCCATCTGGCAAGCCGTAGCATTACGGCAAAACGGCCCAAGGCTGAAATTGGTGTGGTAAGTGTGGCAAGTATGGCAACCCGTTGTTTTGATTGGCAAACTTGTCGGTTCAGAGTGTTTTTCTAAGTATGTCAAGTATGGTAAGTATGGTCAGAGAAACTAAGCTGGTCCCGCCCGCCGCTTTGGGCTAGGCTGGTGTCAGAAAAGGAGAAACCATGTTAGATCTGCTCAAAAACTACGTTCATCAAGTGGAACCCTTCCAGCATCAGAAGGACCACTTGTATCGCAACGTCGGACGCAAGACGTGGGGCCTGCTCTGGGAGCAGGGAACCGCCAAGACGAAGCCTATCATCGACACGGCTGCGATCCAATACACCCTCGGCAACATTGACGGTCTGCTGGTCGTCGCTCCTCCTGGAGTTGAGCGCAACTGGAACACCGACGAAATCCCGAAGCACATGCCGCCTGACATCGCGCTCGATACGCTCGTGCAGGTGTTCAAGACCGCTAAGAAAGGCACGCAGGCACACAAGCGCGCGATGGAGAGCCTGTTCCCGCATCAGGGTCTGTCTGTGCTGCTCATCAGCTACAACGCTGTGATGACCAATGAAGGCAAGGAACTCTGCAAGAAGTTCCTGCAGAAGCGCAAAGTCCTGATGGTGCTGGACGAAGCGCACAACATCAAGACCCCGAACGCCAAGCGCACGAAGAGCCTCGTCGCTCTCGGCAAGTATGCCGTGATGCGCCGCATCCTCACTGGCACCCCGATCGCCGTCGGCCCCTTCGACCTCTACAGTCAGGTCCGCTTCCTGGACGAGTGGTTCTGGAAGAACAAGGGTATCCACGGATCGGTGGAGTTCCGGAACTACTTTGGGCGATGGTTCACCCGCGCCGACTGCCAGCAACTCCACGGCTATGATCCCGGCTACGACAAGCTGATCGAGTATCAGAATCTGGACAAACTGTCCGAATGGCTCAGCGAGATCAGTGACCGTGTCGTGAAGGACGACGTTCTTGACCTGCCTCCGAAGCTGTATCAGAAACGCTACTTCGAAGCTTCGCGCGAAATGCGTGCCGCGTATGAGGAGCTGAAGGAAGAGATGATGCTCGAGATCGGTGACGCCATGGTCACGGCCGAGCTTCCCATCGTGATGCTTCTCCGGTTGCAGCAGATCGCGTGCAACTATGTCCCCGTCGGTGAGGACGAGCCGGTTCACATGTTCTCGGACAAGAACCCTCGCCTTGCAGTCCTCGAGCAGATCGATGCCGAGGTCCACACGCAGGGCATCATTTGGGCTCGTTTCCGGCACGACATCGACCAGATCATGGAACTCCTCGGCGACAAAGCCTGTCGCTACGATGGTGCGGTTGACGATGATACCGCGGAGCAGAACAAGCTCGCTTTCCAGCGCGGCGAATACAAGTGGTTCGTCGGCAATGCCCAAAAGGGTGGCTCCGGCCTGACGCTCACGCAGGCGAAGACCGTGGTCTACTACAGCAACAGCTTCAAGCTCATTGACCGCCTCCAGTCCGAGGACCGGGCGCACCGGGGCGGCATGGACGAGCATCCTGTTAACTATATCGATATCATGAGCGACTTCGATATCGATGATCACGTCGTCACCAACTTGCGGAACAAGAAAGAGGTCTCCACGGAAATCCTCGGTGACGCCTGGAAGGAGTGGATCTAATGACAGTATTCGCAGTTCAACAACAGATGCGCTTCGACCAGACGAGCAAGGAGCTTGTTCCGCGTTTTACCTCTATCAAGAAGGCGGAGCGGTGGGGCGATATCGTCTATCTCCTCTCGCCCTCGGCGCACCCGTTCAACCCCGACCTTGTCTTGGGCGATCTTCACGAGAAACTGTCTGGCTTCTCCGATCAGGACTATCTGCTCTTGATCGGAAACCCCGGCCTCATTGGAATGGCGACTGCGCTCGCTGCCTATTACAACGAAGGGCGTGTGAAGCTGCTCCAATGGAGTGGTCGTCACAATGAATATACGGAGATCATTGCCAAGATCTATTAGACAAATACCGCTTGTCTTTTAGCTCGCCCTTGGCTACTGTGGTCAGGCTATAGGGGTGATCCCTGTGGAGCCTGGAGGTTACATATGACAGATGACTATGTGGCTTTTCGTGAGGAGCCCAACAGCAATCTCACCAACGTTCTTCGCCAACTTGCTGATGAATATCTCTCCGCTGAGGCTGAGGTGATCAAGGCCCAAGAGGCGCTGGACATCGCCAAGGCGAAGCAGAAGGACATCGCAGAAATGCGTATCCCGCAGGCCACCGACGGCATGGACGGGAAGTTCAACCTCGGTGATGGCCGCGAGCTTATCGTCAAGGAAGAGATCCGCAGCAGCATCGCCGGTGAGAAGCGTGTGCCTGCTATCAAGTGGCTCGATGACCACGACTACGGTCACATCGTCAAGCGTGAGGTCTCCGTCGAGTTCGCCAAGGGCGACACCGAACGTTGCGAGGCTTTCCTGGAGGCGGTCAAGGGCTTGGAAGCTCAGCTCGGCACCATGGTCGTCAAGACGAATTACACCGTTCACCACGCCACACTCAACTCGTGGGTCAAGGAACAACTCGGCGAAGGCGTCGATCTTCCGACCGATGTCTTTGGCATTTTCCGCCAGCGCACGGCGAAGGTGAAGGAAATCTGATCCCGCTCCACTGGGATAGTGTGGAGGCTGGCCGCTGGCCGATCAACTAGCAACTAGGAGCCTATCATGGCAAAAACTGACGTGGCGAAAGCCGAAAACACCGCAGTCGCAGCAGGCGGTTTCGACTATGGTGAATACTCGCACGCGGGGTTCGAAGGGACCACGCTGAACGACCTCTCCATTCCGTTCATCAACGTTCTGCAGAGCAACTCCCCGGAGGTCGAGGACCAGACCATCGAAGGGTGCAAGCCCGGCGATCTGGTGAACTCGGTCACCAAGGAGATCCTCAAGCAGCCGGTGGTCGTGATCCCCGTGTTCAAGGAAGCGGCGGTCGTCGAATGGGTTCCCCGCACGAAGGGCGGCGGTCTGGTCGACCGGCATGAACTCGACAGCGAGATCTTCCTGAACGCCATCAAGGCGAACGGTGGTTCGCGTATTCCCCCGAAGGACGCCGATGGGAAGCGCATTCCGTTCAAGTCGCCGGCTGGCAACGATCTGGTGGAGACCTACTATGTCTACTGCCTGATCATGAACGAGGAAGGCACCGAGACCGAGGGCTACTGCGTGCTCTCGTTCAGCTCGACGAAGATCAAGGTCCACAAGGACTGGATGACGGCGATGTATACCCAGAAGGGTCGCCCGCCGATCTTCGCGAACCGTTGCCGTATCTCGACCACCAAGCAGAAGAACGAGTCTGGCTCGTTCTACAACTACATGATCAGCCCGTTCGGCGACAGCTGGAAGACCTCGCTGATCAACCCCGGCACCGCCGAGGGCCTTGCTCTCCTGAAGGAGGCCAAGGAGTTCGGCGATATGATCGACCAAGGTCTGGCCCGTGCCGACTTTGACTCGATCGCCAAGACTGGTGGTGACGACGAAGGCGGTGCTGCCCCTCGCGGTAACAACTCGGGCGGTGACGACGACGAGATGCCGTTCTGATCCAGGCGGAACGGTCGCTGGCCGGGGGACACCCGTAGTCCCTCGGCTGGCACTTTATCTCGGAGGCGTCCATGAAATTCAGTCCACAACAGGATGCCGCACTCAAAGCCGTTGAAAACTGGTATCGCTCAGGCGATCAGCAGGTGTTCCGCCTCTTTGGGTTTGCTGGCACTGGAAAAACCACACTTGCGAAGTATCTCGCAGAAGGCATTGGTGACGATGTCCTGTTCGCTGCCTACACTGGCAAGGCGGCGCACGTTCTACAGACGAAGGGGTGTTACAACGCCTCGACCATCCACTCCCTGATCTACCGAAGCCGGGACAAGAGCAAGGCTCGCTTGGAGGAACTCCAGAAAGAGCTGGCTTCACTGATCGTTTCCATGGAAGGTATGGAGCAGGAGTATATCGACAATCACCCAAAGGTCCGCGCTCTGAGACGCGACATCGAGGACGAGGCCAAGAATGCCTCCCAGCCGATGTTCGTGTTGAACACGGAGAGCGAGGTTCGTGAAGCCCCACTGGTGATCATCGACGAATGTTCCATGGTCGACGCTACGATGGGAAACGACTTGCTCTCCTTCGGCACGCCTGTCCTTGTCTTGGGCGATCCTGCTCAGCTTCCGCCCGTAGGCTCCGCTGGGTTCTTCACCGAAAACGTCAAGCCTGATATCATGCTCGACGAAATCCACCGGCAAGCTCAAGAAAGTCCGATCTTGCGTATGGCGACTGATGTTCGCGAAGGCAGGCAGTTGAAGTTCGGTGACTGGGGAGAGAACTGTCACGTCTACCCAAAAGGAACGAAGCTTGAACGGGAGCGCGTTCTCGAATACAGCCAGCTTCTGGTCGGCAAGAACCGGACACGCCATGTGATGAATACTCGCATCCGTGGCTTTCTTGGTCACGAGGGTCAGTTCCCCGTGGTCGGTGACCGTTTGGTTTGCCTCCGCAACAATTCTGAGCTAGGCTTGCTAAACGGGGCCATTTTCCACACAACCGGCGTCGACGGCGTTCTTGATGGCAAAGTCCACATGAGCGTTCGTTCAGAGGACAACCCCAATTTAGGGGACGTAGAAGTGGCCGCTCTCGAGCAGCACTTTCTGGGGCGTGGAAAAGAGCTCGATACCCAATACTGGCTCCGCTCAGAGGGCCAGGAGTTCGATTATGGATATGCACTCACCGTTCACAAATCGCAGGGCTCCCAGTGGGACTCTGTGGCTGTGTTCGATGAGAGTTGGGGCAACCGACAATCTCGCCAGCGATGGCTCTATACAGCAATAACCCGAGCGGCCAAAGACGTGACCGTTGTTGATATGCACGACTGAAAGGACAACCATGAAATCCCAGGAGCAACGACGAATGTATGGTCCAACCAATCCGGATTGTGACCTCGTTCATGCCGAGAAGTATCGCGGAGAAAATGAAACTTTCCGCGAAGCAGCGAATCGCTGGTCAGGCTTCTTGCAGGACGGGCACGATCACTACATGGCATTCCGCGAGATCAGTATCGACCAGCGGTTCATGCCACCCGGTCGCGTTCAAGCAGGCGCAGGTTCGCTGAAGAACGTTACCCTCTACAACTGTTTCGTGATGGCTACCATCCATGACAGTTTCACCGACGGCCCCAGCGAGGAAGAACTCCAACTGCTCCGGCCCGGTCAGCACGCACCCCTCTCCATCATGGACACGGCCAAGAACGCTGCGATCACCATGCGTCAGGGCGGCGGTGTGGGCTACGACATCAGCACGCTGCGCCCCAGCGGAGACCTCATCCGGGGCGTGCAGAGCACCACAGACGGCCCTCTTGCCTTTGCCCCTATATATGATGCTGTCTGCCGGGCGACGTCCTCTGCGGGCAACAGGCGGGGCGCACAGATGCTGGTCATGCGGATCGACCACCCCGACATCGAGGCGTTCATCCGTGCGAAGCAAGTCGCCGACGACAGCATTCCGTGGGAAATGCGTCCGCTCCGTGGCTTCAACATGTCGGTCGCCATTACCGACAAGTTCATGGAGTGTCTCGCTTCCGGCAAGCCGTTCCCTCTCCAGTTCGGCGGACGTGTCTACCGCGAGGTCGATCCTCTGGCTCTGTGGGACATGATCATGCGCGGCACCTACGACTGGGCCGAGCCGGGCGTGCTCTTCATCGACACGATCAATCGCATGAACAACCTCTACTATTGCGAGACGATCGCGGCCACCAATCCTTGCGGCGAGCAGCCTCTCCCTCCCTACGGAGCCTGTCTCTTGGGCAGCTTCAACTGGGTGAAGTATCTCCGCAAAGATGCAGACGACAACTACTTCTTCGACTACGACCAACTCGGGGAAGACATTCCGGTCATCGTTCGTGCCATGGACAACGTGATCGATCGGAGCCGTTACCCTCTGCCCCAGCAACGTCTGGAAGCCCAACGGAAGCGCCGCATGGGCCTCGGTCACACCGGCGTCGCCAACGCGCTGGAAGCCATGGGGTTCCCCTATGGCAGTCCCGACTTCCTCGCCAAGGAAGACGAGATCATGGCCTTCATCACCAATATGTGCTATCAGGCTTCGGCCCAACTGGCAGGTGAGAAAGGCAGCTTCCCGCTCTACGACGAAGAACGCTACATGGCAAGCGAATTCATCGCCGGCCTGTGGGACGACACCAAGGACATGATCCGGAAGTATGGCATCCGGAATAGCCACTTGACCTCGATCGCACCGACAGGCACCATCTCGTTCACCGCTGACAATATCTCGTCGGGGATAGAGCCGGTGCTGGACTATGAACAGTCGCGTCGTGTCATCGTGCCGGGTGGTCACCGCATCGTCACGGTTCCCGACTACGGTGTGGCTCACTTGGGCGTCTACGGCAAGACTGTCGCCTCCGGCCAAATCACCGCTGCCGAGCATATCGGTGTCCTCTGCACAGCCCAAATGCACACGGACTCGGCCTGCTCCAAGACGGTGAACGTTCCCAGCAACTTCTCGTTCGACGAGTTCAAGGGTCTCTACCTCATGGCCTATGAAGGTGGTGCGAAAGGCTGCACGACCTATCGTCCGGCTGGGAAATACGATGAACCCATCCAGTCCGCCAAGAAAGAAGTCAAGGCAGACAGGGACGAGCTTGCTCATCTGGAAGACGGTGGTGCCTGTGGGTGGGATCCTGAAACAGGCAAGCGGACAGGGGCTTGCGCCGAGGACTAAAACCCTCGCCCCCTGGACAAATAGTGCTTGCGGCCAGAAGCTCGACGCGGTAATGTTCGACTACTGGCCGCAAGCCGCGACCAAGACCATACGGTAGAAATGGAGTCTCCAATGACCGACGCAATCACTTTCCTTGACAAGTCCTACACCCGTGCCGATCTCGAAGGCATGACCGACGAAGCCCTGCTCGAACTGCGGAACCTCGTCGCGTCGAACCTCGGCGTCGCCTCGGTGAAGAGCTTCAAGGACCACACGACCGCCGTCGACCAGACGATGAAGGCGCTGCAGAAATACGAGGCCTCGGCCGAACCCGGCGCTGAAAAGCCGGCGAAGGCACCCAAGGCCCCGAAGGAGCCGAAGGAGCGCAAGCTCGCCAAGCCCGCCGCCGCGCAGCACGTCAAGCGCCCGACCAAGAAGATGTTCGCCATCATGTCGATCGTGAAACCGTTCGACGGCGAGGAAGATCGTTCGCACCGTTCCGGCAACTACAAGGACGGCATGATGATCATCGACGCGATCGAGGGCGAAGGCACGCTTCCCTGGGACATCTTCAGCTGGGAGAAGCAGGGCTACGTCAAGGTGACCGAGCCGACCGACGAGGAATACGCCGAGCGCCGCGCGGCGTGGTATACCAAGAACGGTCGCGAGGACCCCGACACCGCCAAGCTGAAGGCCGCCGAAGAGCGGGCCAAGGCGAAGGCCGAGCGCGAAGCCGAGCGTGAGAAGGCGAAGGCCGACCGCGAAGCTGCCAAGGCCGCGAAGGCCGAGGAACGCGAGAAGGCCAAGGCCGAGAAGGAAGCGGCCAAGGCGGCGAAGGCTCAGGCTGCTGAGTAATGGCAGCCGAACGCGCCAATGCGTTCTTTGATTACCTCACTGAACGCGAGAACGTCCGCCTTCGAAAGGAGGCGGGCGATTTCTTTCCGTGGACCGAGGACGAGATCCTCCGGACCTACAAGTTCACCAACGTCCGTCGCCAGCACGACGCGACCAGCAGGGAGCTGAGAGAACGATTCTACACACCGAACTTCGACGACGACCGTCGCGCCATCCTCATGAACTGTGCCACCT